CAACTTTATTTATTTAAGTGATTGTTGTAATGCAGAGTGTTAAGAAAGGGAAGTAATGTTAGAGCAAGTATTTCTTTTGACACAAGCAATTCTATTAGCTATATATTTAGGTATTGCTATTGAAAGGAGAAGATAATAATGAATAGAAAATTATATAACTATTCACTTGAAGCAATGGAAAAACTAGATAGAAGGGATACCTTTATCAAGAGATTAGGTTATAGATATGCCCGGAAGATATTTGATATATCATTCATGGCTATCTATGGATACAGTCCCTACGATTACACAAGAAATGGAGATGGTGAAGATGGAAGAGATGTTTGAGAATCTATATAAAGAAATACTTGAAGATGAGTTGTTATTAGCACGCATAACCGGTGTGTTAGAGGAGTAAAACATGTTGATAAATAGACATTACATTGTAAAACAAGACGACTATAATAAAAGTATGAGTACAATAAAACTCGATGTGCATGAGCAATGTTCACATATGGTTATGTTGCTGAATGGTAAACCTATGTTCTTTGATTCTACTAAAGAGATACAAAGATATGTAGAGAAGATGAAGCTAAGAATAACCGGAACTTCTGTACAAGGTACTACTTACCTTGTTATTGCACAAAGAGAAGATTCTAGTTTATAAGAACTAGATAAACAAAAAAATAATATAAGGAGATTGCAGTGACTGAAAATAATATTTCTGTTCTAGACAATTTGTTATCTGAACATGTTGTAAAAGATGAACAAGAAAAAAATAATCTATTAACTGGATTAGTAGATGCAACACAAGAGCTTGATAAATTTCAAGAATCAATAAGCGATTATACATTTATACGAAACCAGATTGTTTGTAAGCTATACAAAGAACATGGTGTAAGTGCTATAGCATTGAGTAACTTGACTAACTTATCAAGACAGATGATACATAAGATAGTTAAGGATAATACTGATGAAGAAATTTACTAAGATTATTAAAATACCTAGTCAAGAAATAGGTATGACTGTTGAAGCTGATAGCAAAGAAGAAGCAGATGAACTATTTGCAGTGATGTTAGAGAGTAAATCGATAGAGTTTACTAAAGATGAAGAGGAGTAACCAATGAATAAAGAAACCAAAAAGAAATTACTATCACCATTCCCGGAAGAGGTAGTGCAAGACCCGCCGAAGGGTAAGTTCGGTAAGTATGTAAACCATGCAGTTTATGTAGAGAGATTGAGAGATTCTGATGTTGACTATGAATGGGAGTTCGAACCCATAATTATTAATGACCAAGTTGTAGGAGCTATTGGTAAGCTAACCATCGATGGTAAAGTTTATCAAGGAGCAGGAGATGTTGAAGACCCGGCATTAAAGAGAGCAACGATAGGTGAATGTCTTAAGCTAGCCGAGAGTGACGCATTCAAAAGAGCATCAATGAGAGCTGGATTAGGCGTAGAATTGTGGAGTGGTACTGATGATTTCTACATGGAAGATAAACAAGAACCAATAGAGAAGACTGGGCGTGTGAAGGATATAGTTATAGACCAGGAAGAAGCAGTATCTAAACCGGACATGTCTTTTGATGTAGGTGAACCAGTTAATAATGCACAAGAGATTAATGAGATTCTGAAGGATATGTGTCCAGACGAAGAGCAAAGAAAAACTCTTAAGGATAAAGCATACAAACAAGTGGTATCTAAATCTGATTTCCCAACAGAGGTAAACGAATGGAGTGATGCTCAAGTCAAAGACTTTATACAGTTGTTTGCTGACTTAAAAAGACCAGTAGATAATGTAGCTCTTATAGAAGAGACTTTAGGTGAAGTCATAGACCTAACTAAGAACTGTCCGGAGTGTGGTAAATCTGATTACATTGAAGACAATAGGGAGAAGAAAGCATCTGACCCTAAGTTTTCCAAGATACCTAGTTGGAGCTGTAGTAATTACAAAGACAATGATGGTTGCGGATGGACTGGATGGGGTGATACTGACTGCCCAACAGAATGGCTCTAGAAAATGTGGGTAAGTCTTTTGATATTGATAAATTTAAAAAGAAATTAAAAGACCTCTATCCAGAATATAACTTCGATGTACCAGTTGCACCAGATACTAAATGCAAATCACCATACTTTTGTGATAGCAAAGACAAGATAAAGTATTCGGACACCGAAGGGAACTTGTACTGTGGATTACGATACAAGTTACAAGACGATAAGAACCCATTTAAGTGGGAGTATGCAACATGCCATGCACTTATAGAGAGCGTTGATGAGCAGGCCCAATGGGAAGAGAAACAAGGAGATATTTTTTGAGATGTCGAAGTTGTGACATAGGAGAATTTGATATCTATGGAGAACCAAGCTATATCAAAGATAACTACTGTAAAGAATGTAGAAAATATATAAAGGAGACGATATGATTAATGTCGAATTAAGTAAAGCAACAACTGGCATGGTAATTGCTGAGTTGTTAAATAGAAAAAATGATAAGGGTATGCCCTTGTTTATGGCTAAGAGCATACTAACACCTAGCGGACAACAGCAACTTATGTGTATCATACCTAACTTACAAATACATACAGAAGTATTGGGAGAAGAAGAATGAAGTACACAAATACATATGAAGAGAGACAGTCAGTACCTGATATGGCTGATGAAGCAATGCAAAACTACTTAGTAGATAGTGGTTTAGTAGAGTATAAAGATTGGCTCAAGGTAGGCACTGACCCTAAAGAAAATAAGTTAGACCTATTCTATTATGTCACTGACATACTGTTGATACCAGACTATGTCGTTGTAGGTAAAGGACTCATACATTTAATGGAAGTAAAAGGTACTTTGAAGTTAAAAGAAGCTGATTACTTGAAGATGAAAAAGATGTACGATATTGCTAAGGATAAAAAGAGAGACAAGGTTAGAGTATGGTTAGTATACTTTGCAAACCCAGAAGCAAACCCTGTAATGTGGACATTTAAAACTATAAAAATGTTGTGGGAATCTGATAAGTTAGAAGAACACTACTATCCGGAAGTAGATGTTGATGGTAATAAAAAGATGTACAAGATTCTACCAGAAACTCATGTCGAAAAAATATAATCCTTTACCAACCTATCTAACTATTAGAAAAAGTAAGATACATGGCTTAGGATTATTCAGTACTAAACATATAGGTAGTAACACTGTACTGGGTGTATCACATGAGAAGAAACTGTTTAAAAAAGAATTGATAAGGACACCGCTGGGAGGTTTTATCAATCATACAGATGAACCTAACTGTAAGTTAGTAAAAGGTAGAGGTAAGTATTATCTCATCACTGTAAAACAGATTCATCCTAATCAAGAACTAACTTTGAAGTACCATATGTACTCTGTCTAAACTATCTTGTAGTTATCCCAACCATCTTTATCAATAGTGAAGCATAGAACACCGGGCTTAGACCAAAGTCCGGTTCTTGCTGTGAAATCAATACTTGCATCTATAGATGGACACTGAAACCAGGTCCTATCTCCTTGTTGCATCATACGAGGATGATGAAAGTGTCCTGTAATTAAAATAGAAGCATCTCCTGCTGGTAAATCACCGAACATCTGTCCTTGCCACCACTTTATTATCTTTCCTTCTGGACCTGAACCACCTGCATGCATGTGACCATGGGTAAATGCAACAGTTGTGTTCTTTATTTCTAATACATGATGGAAACTATCTGGTATAGACACCTTTACTTTCTTATATCTAGGATTCTGTTCCATAATTTCATTGCATATCTCCAAGTGCATAGTGTCAGAGTTATCTAATCGTGATGTAACTACCTGTCCCTTACCACTTCTTGCCATCTCACCATGGTTTGCAGGCACTCCAGACAATACAATCTTGTTTGCATAGGGTAGAAATGTGTCAACAGTTTTCATTATCAGTTTTCTTGCTAGATGATACTGTTGTTGCAGTGTCAAGGATATATTAAAGGGCTGAGAGTCATAAAATCCATAACAACCTTCGGTCAAATCGCCCATAGAAAGCAAATAAATTTCGTCTACGCCACCTAGTGCCTTGACCTGTGCTACTCCTCTCTCAAGGGCCTTCTCGTATCTCTCAAGCGTTTTCTCTACTCCGAGGTCATCTTTACCTAGTTGCCAGTCACTCATTGTCCATATGAATGCTTGTTTGCTCTGTATCTTTTTATTCTTGATAGGTTTTTTCTTAGATACTTCTTTTAATAGTATGTCAAACCACTCATCTCGTGCCGGATGTTTCCTTTTAACTACACCTTTAAAAGCATAGAAGGTTTCTACTGTACCACCTTTAAGCTGTGTGTTCCAAGATGATGCTTTTACTTTGCCATCTATTTCATAATGCTCTGGGTCGAATCCCCATTCTTTAAGAATATCATCGAACTTGCTTTTATAATTAGGGTCAGTTCCAATGTGTGTGATTTCACCTAGGCCAGTCGATTCATCAAACTCTGCTGATGGTTGCCAACCTGATTTAAAATAGTTATTGCCTAAATCTATAGGCTTTTTTTTCTTAGCCATATTGTCCTCCTGTTGTTACTAACAGTATAGACAACTGGTGCTACAAAATCTTTAACTTATTTTTTTCTTTGCGAATGTTTTAATAACAGATAAAGCTGCTCCACCACCTGCAATAGCTGCAATTTGTAGATTGTTTATGTCAACTCCAACGATTGGACTGATTGTCAAAGCTCCTATGAACCCTTCAATGAATGTCCATACTGCTCGTTCTAACATATCTTTTAGTTCTGGTGTCATTGTATTAACTTTCCTAACTTTAATTTTCTTTGTATGTCCTCTAGTATATCAAGGATTTTATCTAATTTAGTTTCAAAACTATCAGGAACATACACATTATCAGGTGATTTGTTACTCAATTCAGGTGTTGTTTCCTCTACAATCCACTGTCGCCAGGCATCTCCTGGACATTGTGTTTGTTTGAATGAGCTATGTGGTCTGAGTTCTCCACCTACCTGTTCATAAAGCCACTTAACAGATGCGATAGCTTTATCTGAAGGTTTGTCGGTAGCATTCCTACCACCCAGCCAACACACAGCAACATAATGCTTATTATTGTAGTTAATTTCTTCACGATTATTACCTCCTTGTGCTGCACTTCTATTTCCAAATCCTCTACCCTCGTATATCTGACCTGTGTCACCTACTAAAAAGTTATATGCTACATCATTCCAACCTCTGTCATCTTGATGTAGTCTTTGTATAGTCTTGCACTGGTCCATTTCTGCCATATTGCCTACAGCAGTAGGATAAGCTGACCAATGTACAACTAAACCCTTGACTTCTCCTAGTTTAGAGAAAGGTTTTTTGTTAGGTTTAGCACCCCATATATCTCTTGTTGTTATCTTCATTGGCATCTCCTTATCTTAGTGGTTATGATTGTTAGCTTCAAGCCAAGCCAATCTATTCTTTAAATCATCTATCTGCCAGATGTTTTGATTAACACTTTCTATTTGTGTTTGTATTCTAGTCATTGAATCATTAAGGTCTTGATACTCCCACTTCTCTAGTAAGTAATATCTATCTAAATCAAAGCCACTATCTCTTAAAGATTGCTCTGTATCAAACTTTAAATCATAGTAATTTTGTTCTAAGTTCATTAAATTAGTTTGTAATGCAGCCATCTCTTCATTAAACCTACCAACATTTTGTGCAGCCATTTCTAATTGTTGTATCTTTTCGTATAGTACAGCTATATCATTTTGTACAAATGTACTTTCTTTTAACATTGCAAAATCTATTTCAACTTGATTCATTCTGTCATCTATGCCTTGAAGTGTGTTAACTATATCAGCAGCAGTAGATAAACCTGCACCAACAGAACCCATAAGAGCTATAGCTGTGGCTATTAAACCTAAATTATCTTTTACTTTTTTTAACACTTACCCACATCACTACTAGAAACTCAATCATTATCCACCTAACTTAATGAGAACATCTGTTAGAGCAGAGTTAAGTTCTCTTTCTCTCATAGCTAGACCTACAATATTCTCTTCTAGCTTTTGTATCTGCACCATATACACAGCCACTTGTGACTGTAATTGATTTACTGTTTGAAACAACCAAGCTACAAGAGCAGCTAAACCACCTTGTAATACCTGATTTAAATTTACTGTTGCTTTCATTACATTGTTAAGCTACCAACAATTAATATAACTGTGGCAACTAATCCTAATACTTTATAAAATTCTGATTTGTCCAATTTGTTATCTAGTTTTTCTTCTAGTCTGTCTAATCTATCAATGACCATTTGCAATAACTCCTTCTGTGTAAAGTCTTGATTTGGATGTGTCATTATGGAAGGTCATCTTGGGATAGAAAATCCCACTCTTTGTCGTAAGCCATACGATTATCCCAATCGTAGTTACTTATTCTTTTAATAAATTGTAGAGTTTCTTTTAAAAAATAACCTAAAAGAAAACCAATTAAATAATCCATACTATGGATTTTATCACAGGATTATTTATTCAGGTTTAGGGTTATCAGATTTAACCTGTGCAATGTGGTCAGCCCAGGTAGTTGTGCCATTGACACCATCCCAGTACTGCATATCTAGTTGGTCTTGTATTGAAGCGTAAGCACTTTTTCTACTTTCTTCCCATTGAAGTTCTGCAATCTTTGCATTAACTTCTTCTTCTGTAGGCATAACAGCAGTTTCATCATTTAGTTTAAGATTACTATAAACTTCTCCAGCAGAAGTATCTATCCAACCATACCATTGTGGTTTGTCTGTATTAAAATATAATAAAGCATCTTGTAAATCTGGCATTATGTATTTCCTAATCTTATAAATGTAATGCTTGACCTATTTATATCAGTATTTCCCATTAAAGTAGCAGTTGTAGCTCTTTGGTCCACATATATTCTTACTTTTACATTAGATGTATCAGTTACATCTACAAAAGTTGTGCCACTTGATACATAATTAATATCACTACTATTTGCATTATCTCCATCTAATCTTATAACATCATCATAACTTGTAAAGTTATCTGTGCTTACTCTAAGAAATGTATTATTATCTCCAATAGACCTAGTTGTACAAGATGCGTGTAATGTTATCATATAAATTCCTGTAGATGGAAAAGAAAAAGTACCAGAACTTTCAGTCATACCTGTTCCAACATAACCAAAACTTGCATCATCAACTCTTTCTAAATTAGTCGTTATATAATTTATTGTATTTGAAACATTTGCAGTCAATCTCCAAGTATCTGCTATTGTAATACCTTGTGTAATAGCACTAACATCTACACCATCTACTTCACCATCTTTGACTAATACACCATCAATGGTTACACCAGAAGTAGGTGTCTTTTCATCTATTGTATCTACCTTAATTATACTAGACATTATTCAGCCAGTTCTTCCCAAGCTCCTGTGTTGTCATTCCAAACATATTGTTTACCATCATCTGGCATAGCAACTGGTGCTTCCCAAGTCCAAGTACTTTCATTAAGTACCCACTTGCTATAAGGTTGTGGTGCTATAAAGACATCATTATCTGTGTCATAAGTATATCCTATACCTGCATAGTTACCTCTAAAAGGAGTTCCCTCTCCACTATGTGCATTAGCTATAGTGTTATAGGAAGTTCTTTTACAAGTCTGTCCTCTAAAATCTCCATACCATTCTTCCCAGGAACTAAATCCCTCTGGTAATGTTTCTGTGTTGTCCTCATCAATACCAACAATGACTTCTGTCACTATGTTGTTATCGTTTATAAATGCGTAATGTGCCATATCTTCTCCTATTATATCAG